GGTTATAGGCGCTTATCTAACCAATCATTAACTGTTGGGGCATCAATACCTTATGCAATCGGTTCTGGCGGGGCGGCTGATACTAACGGCGGAAACACCACTTTTAATACAACTAATATTGCTGGTGGAGGTCAAAAAGGAACGGCAACTATAACTCCAACATCTGCGGGCGGTGCTGGTGGCACAGGAACTTTTGTTGGCGGTGCGGGCGGTGCTGGCGCTACTACAACAGTCACTTTTACATATACTGGTTCTGGTGGTGGTGGTGGCGCTGGAGGTCCCAACGGAGGAGGTGGTAAAGGCGGTAACGGAGATAGTAGCACTACTGCAACCGTAGCTGGCGGAGGCGGAGGTGGTAACGGCGGAGGTTCTACTGGCGGCAACGCTCTAGGGAATAGTGGCGGTTCGGGCGGTAATAATTTTAGTGGAACTGGTGGCGGGTCAGGAACTGGAAACGGAAAACTTGGTGGTGGTGGCGCTGGAGGCAGTAACGGAGCTTCTGGTACCTTGGGTGGTTCGGGAGTAGACATTGCTAATACGGTGGGCGGAGCAGGTGGCGCTGGAGGCAGCGGATATGGAGCTGGTACTTCAAATACGGGTTTATATGGTGGCGGTGGGTCAGGGGGTGGAGCAACCGCTCTTGGCGCCGTAACTGCTGGCGGTGCTGGGTCCCAAGGCGCAATCTTTATTATTTATAGTTTTGGAACGGCTTATACAGGAGCTATTACAGAAGCGTTTACTATTGCAGACTTAATGTCTGTACTAGGTAGTTTCTCAAGCAACATTTCTGAATCGAACACCCTAGCTGATACCCCAACTACAACCGCTTCATTTAACTCGGATATATCAGAAGACAATACCTTAGCGGACAGCAACGTAGGTAACGCAACTTTTAACAATAATAGCGTATCTGAAAGCACAAATTTAACAGATACCCCTAATGCAGCTACAATTTTTGCATCTTCTATTTCAGAAGCCATAACAGCAGGTGACACCGAGTCCATCATAGCTGCTTTTGCTGCGGCTATATCCGAGGCAATTCTTTCCGAAGCTGATACCGAATCTTTAATTGCAACATTTAGCGTAGCTATTACCGAAGCTATTACAGCGGAAACCGACACTGAGTCTTTAATTGCAACATTCTCATCTGCTATAACAGAAGCCTTAAATATTGCTGATGCGCAGTCGGTTGTAACCGCTTTTGCTGGAGCCATTACTGAAAACGCTGGGATTGCTGATACCCAAACTGTAATTGCAGCTTTTTTAAGCGCTATATCCGAAAACGCAAACATAGCCGACACTGAATCGGTAACTGCTTCATTTAACAGCGCAATTTCTGAAACTTATACCATAAGCGATGCAGAATCAGCCGCTGCCTCATTTTCTACGCAAATCTCAGAACCCAATACTCTAGCTGACTCCGAGTCTGTCCTAGCTACCTTTGCTTATACTGTTTCTGAAGCCTTAACTGTTGCGGACACGCAAGATGTAGTAGCTGCCTTTGCTAGTGCTATATCTGAAAATATAAACCCAGACGATACCCCATCAGCTGTAGCTAGCTTTATTACCGCCATTACTGAAGCTATTCTGGCAGAAGAAGATATTGAGTCTTTAATTGCTACGTTCTCAGTATCTATTACAGAAGCCATCCTTGCGGAAGAAGACACAGAATCTTTAATCGCCACATTCTCGGCAGCGATTTCCGAGGCTTTATCCGTAGCTGATTTAGAAACAGTAGTAACCGCTTTTGTCGCAGCAATTACAGAAAACGCTAACTTAGACGATACAGAAACAGGAATAGGGCTTTTTGCCCCAACCATAACAGAACCCGTAATCCTAGCTGACACCGAAACAGGGGTAGCCAACTTTGCTGCCGTAATTAGCGAAGATACTCAAATTGCCGATACCGAGTCTGCCGTAGCTGCTTTTGCAGCATTGATTACCGAGGCTGCTACTTTAGCTGATGCTCAATCAGTTTCTCTTGTTTTTAGTACCAATATTTCTGAAGCTATAACCCTAGCCGACTCCCAAACAGTCGTAGCCACCTTTGCCAGCTTAATTTTTGAAGGGGTTGGCATTGCTGAAACCGAGTCTGTAGCGGCTAATTTTGCTGTTGCTGTGTCTGAGGGTAGTAGTATTGCGGATATTGAGGTGGTATTAGCCAGCTTTGCATCCAGTATTTCCGAAGCGCTGACTGCAGCTGATTCCAGCGTAGTAGTAAAAATCTTTAATTCCGCTATTACCGAAAACCTTTCTGTAGCTGATGCCGAGACGGTTAAGGCGGTCTTTGCAGGACTTATTTCAGAAAACTTAGTTCCAGCCGATTCAATTACCGTTATCGCTTCGTTTAGTAGTCAAATAGCCGAGAATTTGGTATTATTAGATAGCCCATTCCCACGTGGTTGGTTTAAAATTGATGATAGCCAAACGGGTTCATGGAACGCAGTAAACAACGGAAATACAGCAGTTTGGACAGATATCAATGACGGACAAACAGTAGTTTGGACTAAAGTTAATAACAACTATCCATAAGGATAAAACATGGCATCAACATACTCAACATCATTAAAACTCGAACTAATCGGTAGTGGAGACCAGTCTGGAGTATGGGGAAACACGACTAATAATAACTTAGGTGCATTGCTAGAACAGGCTATTACTGGTGTTCAATACATCACAATGACCAATGCCAACTATTCGTTGTCAAATTACAACGGTACCCTAGACGAGGCTCGTAACCCAGTTTTGGTTATTCAAGGCACAAACAGCGCTATTTATCAGGTAATTGCCCCACTAGTTAATAAGCAATACATTGTATTTAATAATACTACTGGCGGATATTCAATCACTATTGGTGGTACTACTGGCTCAACTGTAACAATCCCTAACGGCGTTACTGCAACGGTTTATTGTGATGGCATTAATTTCTATAGCGGTAATACTGGAACTGCTGGTAGCTGGGCTGTAACTGGTAATGAAACAGTAGGTGGCTCTTTAGGGGTTACTGGTAACTCAACTTTTACTGGCACAACCACCCATACCGGCACTGCAACTTTTAACGGCACCGCAACCTTTAATAGCACCACAACTGTACCAACTCAGTCAACTGGCGATAGCTCAACTAAGGCAGCCAATACCGCTTTTGTAAACAACCAAATCAACGCCATTACATCTGTTGCCAGCGCTAAAAACATTGCTAACTCTGGTGGCTGGAGCGTTACTCCATCAGGGACTAAACTTTATTTTAACTACAACGGCACTAACGTAGGCTCTTTAGATTCATCAGGTAATTTTATTGCCCTTGGCAACGTAACCGCATACGGAACCCCATAATGCTCTTTGAAATCCATGCAGAAAAGAACAGTACCGACCAGAAAGTTTTTTTCTACGACAACATGACTAATATCCTCAAGAGCGAGGACGGGATTGTTTTTAAATACCCAGAAGGCGACCAAGCCCAGCAACATGCGCATCAGCCGTATACTGCTTTTGATAAAGATCATCCCCTAAAAAAGTCCAAACATATTCAGCTGCTTAAAATCCAGCTAGGCTTGGGCTGTAACTATTCATGCGATTACTGCTCGCAGAAGTTTGTAGAAAGACCAGAATCAACCTCATTCAAAGATGTAGCAACGTTTCTACAAAAGCTTGAGGTTCTAGAGTTTAATGAGCAGCATGGGCTTAAAGTGGAGTTCTGGGGTGGCGAGCCACTTGTCTACTGGAAAACCCTAAAGCCGTTGGCAGAAGCTATCAGGGAGAAAATCCCCTATGCTAAGTTCTCTATTATTACTAACGGCTCTATCCTGACTGAAGAGATTATTGACTGGCTAATGATGCTAGACTTTTCTGTATCTATTTCACACGATGGTCCAGGGCAAGCAGTTAGAGGTCCAGACCCATTCGATGACCCAGAAAAGAAAGAGTTAATCCTAGGGTTCTATCGCATGATGACCCGCCTTAACAAAAACATTAGCTTTAACTCGATGCTATCTAAAAACAACCAGAGCCGCAAAGCCATATCCGACTGGTTCCGTGAACTTACTGGTGATCCTAATATTTCGCTAGGTGAAGGTGGGATTGTGGATGCTTACGATGAAGATGGCATAACTAATTCTTTACAATCCAAGCAAGAACACTTTACATTCCGCCGTACAGCCTTTACAGATATCTTTGCTACGGACGGCAACATTGCATTTAAGATGCAGCTAGATAAGATCAACCAGTTTACCAATGCGGTTCTATCCCATGCTAGCGCCGAGTACTTAGGTCAAAAGTGCGGTATGGATGATGAGCATGTGCTGGCTGTAGATATGCATGGCAATGTTCTTACCTGTCAAAACGTATCTGCTGTAGAAACAAGTAAAAACGGAGAATCCCATTTAGGTGGCAACTTAGATGCCTATGAGGATGTAGCTATTAAAACTTCTACACATTGGAGTAATCGTGCTGAATGTTCCTCTTGTCCTGTCTTACATTTGTGCAAAGGAGCTTGTATGTTCCTCGATAACAAATTTTGGAAAATCTCTTGCGCTAATGCATACTCTGATAATGTTGCCCTATTTGCCCTATCTATATACAAAATGACTGGGTATATACCCACACTAATTAAAGCTGAGGGTTTACCCTTAGACCGCCAAGATGTATTTGGCACAATATTTAAACATGAAGAAACGCCAATTAAAAAGATTATTCCTATCAAGGTAGTCAGCGAAGTAGTTGGCAAAATTGACGACGTAGAAATCTATGGAAAATCGAGGGTAGCAGCATGACATTACCAAGCTCAGGGACAATATCAATCAGTCAAATTAGTACAGAGATTGGACAGCCATCAACATATACAGATAGCTTGTCTTTTCTTAATGGCTTATTGCTAACTCCTGTTTCTACCCCAAGCCTTACCGCGTTCTATGGGTTAACTTATTACCAAAATACTAACCAAGGCAACTGCTCTAACGGTAACTGCACATCTAACTGTAACTGCGGCAATATCCAATGTACTAACTGCTACATCGCCGGGACTGTAGATTGCGTAAACTGCCAAACTAAACCATATTTGCAGACCGGTACTAACTGTACTGCTTGTACTTATAATTGCCAAACAGGTCCTGTATCTTACAACTGTAACTGCGCATGTAACTGCTCTAAAATTATTTGTGCCAAGTTAAACGAACAAGGCTATATGGACCCTAACGTCTGGGTAGCTGACCAAGCCTATGGTAGAATGCTGCGTAAAAACGACAGAAGAGTATATAGAGGATATATACGTTGGGCTAGAACTGTAACAGCTTGGATGGATGGTAAAGGTCCAGATTGTTTCCTATGGATAAAGAAAGAACATCGTGCTGCAGCTCAAAAAGAAGCTATTACAAAAATGGCGTTGCGTATTGGAATACCTTGGTCTGAACACATGGCATACCTCATGGGAGCTCGTCCTAATGATAACTTGCGTGGTCGGGTTCTTATGGCTATTGGGAAGCCTATTAGTCGTTTCATTGATCATATACCTCACCGCAAAGGTCACCGGATCTTAACGCTATGGACTATGTGGGCTTTATTTTGGATGAGCCATTGGGCTGCATCTGCCGTGGTAGCTAGCAATAAAAAACTATCATCTTTTAAAGGTAAATTAGCATGATTGAAAATTCAGAAATCCCACCAGTAGAACCTAATGAAATTGACATCTATCGCCAGCACGTTGTGCATTATTTTGACCATCAAATGGGTCACGATATTCTTCAGCTATCTCAACCGGAAAAAGAACGTTTATTCCAAATGCTCACCGATTATGCGGATGTTTTAGAAAAGATTTTCCATTCTGGCATTCCAATCCTAGAGCATATCTTGGGCAAACCTTGGGCAGCTGCTAGAGCAAGACCCCATGCTGGTATAGACTTCGAGCATGATTGCGAGATTATTCGTCAATATGAAATGTGGAAAAATGTTCCAAAAACTGAACCAGAAGTTTAAAAAGCTGGAGTACACCCAAAAAGAAGAGCAAATCTCCTATGGAGAAGTTATCTCATACCATAACATCCATATTAAACAAGGTGGGGTATTGTACGTAATACCCAGAAGATATAGAGAAGACTTTACTGTTTCGGTTATGAAAATTCAAGATGCTGTTCCGCCGCATACTGATAGCGAGATTAAATGCACTATTAACTTTTATATACAGCCAGAGCTATGCATTACCAAGTTTTACAGGCCACTAGAAAGTTATTCTGAGCCACTATTAACTTATCAAGTTGAGAATCAAACTAATGGTTTTGTATACGATAAGAAACATTTGGTTTGCACTGGCAATTTTATTGCCCAGCCTGGAGATGCTTGGCTTTTAGATGTAACTAAGATTCATGCAGTAGATTGCATATTTCCAATAAAAGAACGCATTGCTATTACCCTAGGCACGGATAAGCATACCTATGAAGAAGTAAAGCAAATGTTACATGAAACGGGGAATCTATAATGTTTTACGAAGAGCTTGACTGTTTAAAGATTGACCATGCACGTCTTTTATTTAACTTAAAACATCATGTATTTCCTTTAGGTAAGCAGATTATTCAAGGAGAAGATTATGAAACACCGGCTTATCATGGCTTTGGCGGCTGGTCTATTACTTCCCGTACTGGTGATTGGCGAGATGGTTGGGATTTTTTCCAGAATGACCACGGAGAAGCGATGGAAATCTACTTTCCACAAAACGATAATAACTTTAAAGCACTTAAATTCTTCGATATTGCGCACTCTATGGAGCATAAGAACCCTACCCAAGCATGTGTGGGAGAATTTGCGTACATAGTAAATCAGCTAGAGGACTTAGGGTTTTACCCTAGAAGAGTAAGGGTTACCTGCTTAAAAGCTGGGGCTAAGTCTTTGGTGCATAAAGATGCCGATGGGGGCGAGTATATGGCTAGAATCCATATCCCTTTAATTACTAATCCTAAATGCGTCTTTATTTCAGATGGGCAGCATTTACATATGCAAGCGGGCAAAGCTTATATAGTTTGGGTTAATAATTGGCACCAGATTCGCAACGATTCAGACCAAGACAGGTACCATATTATCTGCGATGCCTATGATACTAAAGGCAAAACTAAGGGTTTTCGGTATAATGCAGACATAACCGAACTGAAAAATCACGCCCTAGAATACCGTAAAAACGTAGATGCGGCAGTAATTGAACCAGAGTTATTAGAAAAGTTTGAAACAGTAAGACAGAGTTTTATAACAAAAGGGAAACACAAATGAAAAAGCATGTAGTTAAAGCCTTGAAATGGGCATTAAGTAAATTTGAGCCAACTAAAGAAGAGATTACACCTTGGCCTTTCCCAACACCAGAAGCGGCAAATAAGGTACGTAAAATTGTAGTTAAAGCCACAACCCGTAAGGCTAAAGTACCGGCAAAAACATCGGCAAAAAAGAAAAAATGAAATCGTATTTCGTCAAGTTAATGTCTGGTAAGGACAATGCTACTCCTGATTTGGGGCGGCATTCTTGGCTTTTTTGTATGCTAGCTGTAGTATTTGCGACTATTTATAACGCTATAAGTACTGGGTTAGTTGACATAGAGAAGTTATATATGGGTTTAGCTGCCGTTGTGGGAGCACATGGAATGGCGCTTTGGGCTAAACAAAATACTGAACCTTCAGATAATTCTGGGCCGGGGGCATGATGTGGAGTTTAATAAGTGGGTATGCTAATTACATCAAAATTGGATTATATGTTGTGGCTGCTTGCGGCATTTTTTATTGTGGTTTCCATATTGGTAATCAAAGATATTTGGATTACAAGCGAGTTAATGATGAAGTGGTCGCACAGCAAGAAATTAAAATCGAAGCCATCAAAAAAGAACACGAATTAGTCACTAAAGGAATACAAGATGAATACGATGCGAAGCTTGCTCTTTTGCGCCAGTATTATGCTAATGGGGTGCGCCAGTCAGGTACCAGTTCAGTGCCCGGAATCACCACAACCCCCAAAATCGCTGATGCAGCCGCCGCCTACTCAATACTTGCTGGACAATGTGCGGAAACAACCCTCCAATTAGTAGAGCTCCAGAAATGGATTAATGAACAAATAGGTATTAAATGAGTCCGGAACAGTTAAAGATATTAAATATTGATGCAGATAAATGGTACCAGCCACTAGTCGACACTTTTATTAAATACGGAATTAGTACTACTAAAAGACAAGCAGCATTTATAGGACAGTGCCAACATGAGTCAAACAACTTCCGAACTCTTGAAGAGAACCTTCATTACTCTGCCAATGGACTTATGCGTACATGGCCCTCAAGATTTCCTGATGTTGATGTGGCTGAGAAATACGCAGAAAATCCAGAAAAGATTGCTAACAAAGTGTATGCTGGTAGAATGGGGAACACCCAAGATGGTGATGGGTTTGCGTTCCGTGGCAGAGGAGTTATACAGCTAACTGGGCGTGACGAGTATAAAAATTGTGGGGATGCTCTAAAACTTAACTTAATAGATTTTCCTAATAACTTACTAGTACCTCAATATGCAGCTTTAAGTGCAGGTTGGTTTTGGAATAAAAAAGGCTTAAATGCTTTAGCCGATGAAGGTGATTTAAAAGAAATGACCCGCCGTATTAATGGCGGTATGGATGGATATAACGAGCGAGTTGCGTATATTGCAGCAGCACAAAAAGCACTGGATACCTACTAATGCCTTTACAAAAACTACAATTTAGACCTGGTTTAAACCGTGAAGGCACTGATTACTCTAACGAGGGTGGTTGGTATGATGGGGATAAGATTAGGTTTCGTTCTGGCTTTCCAGAAAAAATTGGCGGTTGGATTAGATTTGCTAATTCTACGTTTGTAGGAGTATGTAGAGATTTATGGAACTGGGTTGATTTAGCTGGTAATAACTATGTAGGTATGGGTACTAGCAAGAAATACTATATTGCAAGGGGCGGTTCCTTTTACGATATAACCCCTATATATCAAACTAATACTTTAGCAACAAACCCATTTAGTACCCAATCTGGTTCTAATATTGTTACCATTAATGACCCAAACTATACTCCTAACGTAGGGGATTACATAATTATTTCTGGTGCAACTGCTGTTGGTGGTATTATTTTAAGTGGTGAATATGTAATTACTTCAGTTCCCAGTGCTATTACTTATACTGTTGTTGCAACTAATAATGCCTCATCTACAGCTACAGGCGGCGGTTCTTCTGTAGTAATCCAATATGAATTACCTTCTGGTCTAGATGTATATACGACAGGTACTGGATGGGGTGCAGGTTCTTGGTCACCTACTATTCTTACAACTTTAGGGGCTAACCCTTTCGCTACTACTTCTGGTAGCAGTACTGTAACGGTCACTTACCCAGCGCATAATCTTATTACAGGTAACTACATAGCTTTTGCAGGGGCTACTACTTTTGCTAGCATACCGCTAAACATGATTAACAACACCTTTGCTATTACGGTTACTGGTGTAAATACATTTACTATTACCCTTCCTAGCGGCTTTACGGCTACAGCTACTACAACAGGTGGTGGTTCAGCAGTTATTGTTTATCCGCAATATGGCACAAGGGGATGGGGTACAGCTGCTACTATTGGTGTTGGTTCGCAACTACGTCTTTGGTCTAGCGATAACTTCGGTCAAAACCTCTTGCTTGCCCCCAGAGGCGGTCAACTTTATTATTGGCAAGATGCAACTGGTACTAGCGTACGGGCACAGCCTTTAAGTACTTTATCTACATACAATGGCTACTCAGGAGCATATGTTCCTACTAATACTAACCAAGTTCTTTCTTCAGCTATCCAGCGTTTTGTGATTGCTTTTGGTGCTAATAGCTATCTAGCTGGAACTCCTAATACGCAATTTAACCCAATGCTAGTTCGTTGGTCAGATCAGGGTAATGAATATCAGTGGGTTCCTTCAATAACAAACCAATCAGGTGAGTTTCCATTATCTAACGGCTCTTATATTATGGGGGCTCGTGCAACCCGCCAAGAGATTCTCGTTTGGACTGATTCATGCCTATATTCTATGCAGTACTTAGGCTCTCCTTATGTTTGGGGTTTCCAAGTATTGATGGATAACATTTCCTGTATTTCACCTAATGCCATGATTACGGTTAACAACGTAACTTACTGGATGGGCACAGAGAAGTTCTATATGTATTCTGGTACTGTGCAAACTCTACCATGCTCGTTACGTCAGTATATTTTTGACGATATTAATGAAAACCAAGCCTATCAGATATTTGCAGGGGCTAACGAAGGTTATAACGAAGTATGGTGGTACTACTGTTCTAATGAGTCTAATAACGTTATTGATAAGTACGTCGTATATAACTATTTAGATAGGGTTTGGTATTACGGTACTATGTCTAGAACTGCATGGTTAGAAACAGGTATCCAACAATACCCAGTAACTGCTAACTATTTAACAAGTGCGGTATTCTCTGGATTTATTTCTGGTACAACGTTAACAGTTACTAATATGACTTCTGGGGTAATTTCTTTAGATACCACTTTATCGGGTACAGGAGTTACAACAAATACAACGATTGCAGATTATGGTACAGGTACTGGCGGTGTTGGAACATATTCAGTAAATATTAACCAAAATATAGGTTCACAAACAGCTCCAATATCTATGGCTACTACTGGCGGATACGGATACTTGTTATACCAAGAAAATGGTGTTGACGACAACTCAGGATTAACTACTAGAGCAATTGATTCATATGTGCAGTCTTCAGACTTTGATATTGGTGATGGACATAATTTTGGATTTGTATGGCGTATTCTGCCTGACGTTAACTTTAACGGTTCTAATGTTGCTTATCCATCTGTGACTATGACTTTAAGACCAAGAGAAAACTCAGGTACTCCTTACGGTACTGCAGATAATCCAACAGTTACTAGCTCCCAAGTTTATGGAACACCAATTCCTAGTGAATACACGATACAACAATTTACTGGACAGGTATACACTCGTTTGCGTGGTCGTCAAATGGCATTTAGAATTGAATCTAATACTATTGGAGTTGCTTGGCAGCTAGGTAGTCCCCGTATTGATATTAGGCCTGATGGAAGAAGATAATGGCTGGTAAAAATATATTATTAAAAGGCACACAAGCCCCTAACTTACCTATTGCACCAACTGAGTATACTCAGCACTATATAGACCAGATGCTTAATGCTTTGCGTCTTTATTTTACGCAGATAGATAATTTTACCCAAGCAACAGGTCTGCCTTTTTATGGCGCTACTGCAGATAGACCAGTTAGTAATGTGCAAGCACCTCTTCCGATTGGGCAACCATATTTTGATACTACTCTCGGATATCCTGTTTATTGGAATGGTTCTACTTGGATTACAGCTGTCCCAGCTTCTGCTTCCGTATCTTCATTTAGTGGTGGTACTACTGGACTAACTCCATCTACTGCTACAACTGGGGCAATTACTCTGGGTGGGGTTTTAAGTGTAGCAAATGGTGGTACAGGGTCTTCCTCAGGAGTTGCGTCTGTTATGACGGGTGCTATTCAGATGTGGCCTACTACTAGTGCCCCTACTGGGTATTTGCTATGTAATGGTGGGTCATACTCTACATCTACTTATGCGGCATTATTTTCGGTAATTGGATATACTTTTGGCGGTTCTGGTGGGTCTTTTTTACTTCCTAACTATGTAAATCGTATGCCATATGGTACAACTATTGGTGCTACAGGCGGTTCTGCAGATGCTACTTTAGTAGCTCATAGTCATGGTATTAACATTAATGACCCAGGACACCAACACATTTTTGGTGCGGATGACCAAGTAGCAAGCCAAGGTGGATATAACGTACAAAGCGGATTCTCTTATGATGCTACTTCCACTACTTCTGGTGGTGGCGTAAACTTGTATACAAAACGTACAGACAATACTAATAACCCACAAACTACTGGTATTACAGCTTCTAGCAATACACAAGGTGGAAGCGCAACAGGGGCTAATTTGCCCCCATACCTCGGTATTAACTTTATTATCAAGACTTAATTATGCTAAAATCAGTCAAGTCTAACCCTAGAAAGTACTAATATGGATGCTGGAATCGGCGAAACAATGGCAATCAGCGCCCTTATCGGTGCTGGTGTGGGTGGTGCTTCTTCTGCTGCGCAAGGTGGCGATCCCTTAAAAGGGGCTTTAATGGGCGGTGCTTTAGGTGCCGTTACTGGTGGATTTGCTGGTGGGGCTGGTGCTGGCGCTGCTGGTAGTGCTGTTGCTGATTCTACTACTTTGGTTCCTGGCGCTGTTGCTGGCGCGGCTCCTGCAGCTACTGGTACGGCTCTTACTGATGCCGCTTTAGGTTCTGGTGGTGGATTTGGTTTAACTGGTGCATCTACTGGCGTAGGTATTGGAGCAGGTAACGGAGCAGTGGGGGGTTTAATGGCTCCTACAGCCGGTATTTCTGGTTTAGGTTTACCTGCTGCGGCTACTGGCTCTTTAGGGGCTGGTGCTACTACTGGTGCAGTAGGTTCTGGTTTAGGTGGTGCTTTTGGTACAGGCCTTTCTAATATGGGCTTGGCTGCTGATGTGGGTGGTGGTTATTTGGCTGGTACTATTGGTGCCCCAATTAAAGGCGCACAAAATCCAAATGCTGCCCCATATACTGGACCTCTTACACAATTA